CTTCCCTATCTTCTTCTTTTAAGCCCCCCACCACAAGGGGGGCGTTTCCTTATTTGCCTTCAAGCGACTATGGAGCGCTTCCTTTTCAACTCGAGCATTAAGCGAGCGTAGCGAGCGCACCGAGCGAAGCGAGGAAAATTTTGGGAGGGGATTTTACCCCCCCCCAGTTAGGTTAGGATTGTTGGCTCTTACGAATGATTTTCATTTGCCCGCGCTTCTCTTTCGGCATTGGTAATTCACACATCGCAAGGAAAGATTCGGCAGAGCTTGAGAGAGTCGGATAGGGTGCATCTTCGCCCCGGTCCTTGCCCTTCTCAATATTCGTTAAAGCAAAGAGAGGTTTCCAGACGCTAGCAACGGTTTGCGGGTGGATGTGGCTTAGCGCTTGGGCTTGGTCCTCTCGATTGCCTGCCCATTGATGCTTAAGCTCGTCCTGTGCTGCGTCTTCGTCATGAATCCAGCACTTCGCCTTCTCATCGTAATCCGGACTGTAACCTAAAGCCCCGTCTTGGCACTGCTCCTTAAATTCTTTCATATCGTCGCGGATGTCTTCACCATCCCAACCAAAGCCATCCTTTTTGTAACCGTCGATAAAGCGAGCAACTACTTGGTTTTCAATTCGCTCTTTTTGTCTGCTGCTGTCAACGATAATATAGAGTGCTTCAACAAGCTCCGGAGTCGAAGATAGTTGTTTAATAAAGTTGGCAATGCCGGTGGTTTGCTTGAGTTCGTGCTTGGCTCTTCGTCGCTCGGTTCTTTCGTGTCGAGGGATTCTCGCCAGTTCTAGTGTGAGTTCGGTGATTCTTTCGTTGCTAAATTCAGTCATTTCTTATCTCTTTCTTTTAGTTGTTTAGTTGTTGCCAGTCTCCCAACTGGCGTTACTCTATCTTAAATTACTTTTCATTATATCACAAGCTTATTTCTTACTTATTTTAACCTAACTACGTGTAATCACTAACCTTTCCCTGGCAGAACCGAGCGAAGCGAGTACCAGCCAAGCTTCACGAAGTCATCCATGTACTCATGACGAGCCAAGCTATCACAGCCACCATTGTTTGGCGTCATGGCGGTTGGAGCGAAGCGGGTCTTCCGTATTGTCTTGAGCGTAGCGGTTCCTGCTCCTCGTCTAGCAACTGTAGCCGTCTGAGCCTTCAACAGCCTTTGGGTTTGCTTGGTTGCAGTCACACCAATTGGCATCAGCTCCGCAATTACAGTAGCAATCTGGGCAATATTGAGTGTTCCCATAGCATGTTTCACAATTTTCATCTGGGATATATTCATTCATCATTCTCCTCAACAATCTCTGCGTGAAGGTCAGGACACATAATTGGAAGATCGCATACTCCACATGCATTTGTAATATAGTTTACTTCTCGAACAATAACTGGGTTAGGTTCATCCCAGCAGGTACATAATTTAGAATTGGTCATACTCTCCTCCTCCTCGTCTAGTAAAAGTTTTAGTTAAAGGAATACACCGAATACGAGCGTACCCATCAGGAAGCCAATTCCGACATAGCTTGTCATAGCGAGTATATTGATTCGACGTTCCATCGTTCGTTGAATTTTTCGGGATGCTAAGATTCTTTTGTCTGTAGTATAATAAGTCATTTTGTCTTTCCTTTATGTTGTTTGATTCCTCTTCACTCCTCGCGATCAATCTGCTCGTCTTCAATCATCGAAAGGAGTTGCGAGTCTCCCTCTTCATCAGCTTGGATAAGTAAACACTCAAGCTCTTCATCCGAGTATGTCTTAAGGGATGCTTCTATCATCATCATCATCATCTTCTTCTCCTTCTTTTCAGCCTGGAAATGGTGGCAACTCAATGCTGTCATCCATTCCACAGTCACATATCCATGATTTACATTCTTCACATATGTAATCGTTAGAGTATGCACTCATGTCTTCAGGGTGGTTAGAGCATTTATGACACCCGTATTCACAATCACAGTCCATCTTCTTCTCCTTTGTCTTTAATTTAAAACGTAATTCACAATCACAAATACATAACAATAATAACCTTTTAATTAATCAAACCTCCGGCCAGATGGACTACGAAGAAAGGAGGAGCTAGTGGCCGGATGATTCACCGTTGTTACTGTACTCATTGGCTTAGGGATCAGAAGGGCCGCGAAGCGGGTCCGACGAAGGAGGACGGAACCCCTGGCAGAGCCCGACCCGAAGGGGAAGCTCCAAAATATGACCAAACATTGTATCAAAGTGGTGACACATAGTATCCAGGAGGAGACAGGTAGGATAGCAATATCAATATGTTAGCTATCGGAGACAGGTATTATACCGGGGATGGATTGATCGAAGCCACTGAATTAACTCGTATATTATGTGGGTCGAGGCCGGATGTCTTAGGGTAGGGGTGGGTGCCGGGCGGCCAATAGTCAATAATGTGGCCGAAGGCCAGATTGTTGAGTATTGGTAGGGGCGGCGAAGCTTATTCGAAGTACTAGAAGTCTGGGTAAGAATAGGTCTGGGGTCGATAGTGATGTGACTGGCAGGACAGCGAACCCGAAGGGGAGCAAGTCCTTACGACGAGGGGACCGCAACTACGCTCAGTTGGCTCGATCTCAGTAGGGGGGTGCCCCGTTTTCAATAGCCAGGTCCAGTGGCCAGTTACTCTCTATGAATTTTTGGTCGATTTGAAGGGTCTGACAAAGCTCAAAGAAGACTAGTATTACTAGTGAGCCTGTATGTCTAAGGGGGATAAAGAGACTATGTACTTATTAGAGAATAAAAGTCAACCCCTCTTGTAAGTCCCTGATACTACTAGGGTAGCTGATGCTCTTTTCGCTTGACAGGATTTGGCAAAAGGTAGAATTCTATACCTATATGGCAAAAGACCACACAGTAACGGTCTATCAAAATGCGGATAATCACAAGTTACTACATGACTTGTATATGATTACTCGGAAGCAGATTGAGGGACTTCGCCGCAAAGTTGAGGACGATGAGGATCTTACAGCAAAAGATTTAAAAACTCTCGACCTGTGTTATGATGGACTTAAGAAACTAATTGGTGTCGAGAAGGAGCTGAAGACTGATGCTCTTGCCTCGATGACTGACGATGAACTTAGATCTCTCGCTCGCAAAACATTAAGAGAGGGACTAGCCTCCAGTAAGAAGGGTAAGTAATGGCAAAGAAGAAGAAGAAGAAGAGTTCTATCTCAGAAGAAGATACTGCCTTAATCACTGAAGCTGTCATGAATGCTATCGAGAAGCGAAATGCCTACCCTGATTGGGCTTACTCGAAAACTGGTGGTCCCGGAGCAGAGCCACGGCGAGAGCTAAACAGAGCCTACCTCGCAGAAGTTCGGGCAGGAAGAGAATGGCCCCTTCGGTCTGAGGCTCGCGGTCCTCTGATAGAAGCAGGAACCGGGCGACTACTTGACCGAATGGAGGGAGTTGATGAATCTACAGACATGTATGATGAGCGTTATGATTTATATCCAGAACTCCGAGTTGACCGACCTGCGGAGTATGGTGACCCTAATGACCCAAACAGAAAAGTTGACCATCGTCGCGGAGGATACAGGATGACGAAACCGGCAAGGGGTCCTATGCCAATGCCCCTGTCAGTCTGGGAGAAACTCCCACCAGGCTATAGTCCCGAATCGGTCAAATCAGGACTTGGAGTACCTTACCCAAGGCAGCAGGAACTAGCAGGCATCGAAGCACCACCGGCAGAATCGATCTTGGCCCATGAAGCAGCAAGACTAGCAAAAGAACAGGAGAGGTTTGAATACGAACTTCCCAAAAAGAAGCAGACTAAAAAGAAGAAATGATTAAGATTAGAGCCTATAAGCCCTTGGATGAAGATTTTATCTATCATTCCTGGTTAGCGTCGATTGACCACAATGTACCCGGTGTTCAGCGCATGTCACGATTAGTTATTGACAGTTGCGTAGAAAATGGCACTATCTTAGTGGCATGTTCGGACGAAGACCCAGATCATATATTGGGCTGGTTGTCCTACACTGAAAAGCTAGGGTTCCCAGTCCTCCTCTATGTATTCGTAAAGAAGAAGCTGAGGAATCATGGGATAGGCAGTAAGCTCAAGAAGGAGAGATTCCCTGGAGAGGGAACTATCCCGACAGCCTTTTGGTCGTTTTGGTGTCAGAAGTATAACCTTAAGAAGAGATGGGGACTTAAGTTCAACTCACTCCTCTTGCCGGTACTGGTGGATAGACTGCATGGCAAAACAGAATCTAAGCCCAAAGACTAAAGCTAGGCGGAAGGCTCTGAATAAGAAGCCTAATCTTGCCCTTGGTAGTCGTGAGGTCTTGGAGGCTGTTGTTGGCAGGTTCGGGATACCAAAGAAGGCAAAGGTTATACGCCGTACCTCTGACATTACCCTGAACTTCAAGCGCCACCTATTCAAAGAACAGCTAGACTTTATCAACGATCCATCCAAGAGGAAGGCCGCGCTCTGCACTCGTCGTGCTGGCAAGTCCTTTGCCGTGTCCAGGTATCTGATCCAAGAGGCTCTAGATAACCCTGAAACCTTGTGCGTCTATATCGCCAGGACAAGAGAAGCCGCGAAGCGGATTCTGTGGAACATGCTCAAGCAGGCTGACAAGCAATATCGGCTCGGCATCAAGTTCAACAATGCCGCCCTGATAGCTAAATTCCCCAATGGCTCGGAGATCATCTTCACAGGGGCCAACGATTCTTCTGATGTAGATAAGTTACGCGGTGCGGCATTTTCCCTGGCAGTCCTGGATGAAGCCGCCTTCTTCAACATTAACGTCAAGGAATTGGTCCGTGACGTACTAGGCCCCGCCTTGCTGGATTCTGATGGAACTCTGGCAATGATTAGTACCCCTAACGAACTATGCGCGGGATTCTTTTACGAAATTACTGAGCTTGAGAAATACGGCTATGCGACCCACAAATGGTCTATCAAGGATAACCCCTATATGACGCAAGCGGTCAAGGCGATTGATCGCGATGTCAGAGCAGGTATTCTAGATCCTACTGATCCAGCCTACAAACGAGAGTATCAGGGCCTTTGGGTCAAAGATGACCGGTCCATTGTCTATAAGTATTCTGATGCCAATATCTATGACGAGCTACCAGAGAATTGTTTCTGGGAATACATCATGGCGATTGACTTAGGATACCATGACCCAACGGCCTTCATTATTGCGGCGTTCTCTGATGACCATGAGGAGCTATTCATTGTAGAGCAGTTTAAAAAGAAGAACATGCTCACCTCTGATGTTGAAGATCTTATCCGCGAGTTTCAGTCCCGATTCAACTTTAGCAAGATTGTTGTGGATACTGGCGGTGGTGCTAGCCGGATGGTACTTGAGACTTTCAAGGAGAGAACAGGACTACCTATTGAGCCTGCCAAGAAGAGCGGAGACAAGGTTGGGCTCATCACCATGATGAACGCTGACCTAGCCAGGGGGTTGATTAAGGTTCGTGAAGATTCAGAGCTAACTAAAGAGTGGGACAAGCTTCAGTATAACTTAGCGGGAACTGCGGAAGACAAGCGTTTTGATAACCACCTGAGTGATGCGGCACTATATACATGGATGGAATCTCGGCATTTTCTTTATGAGGCGAAGGAACGCCCTCCAGAATTTGGAACTGCCGAATACTATAAGCAGCTAGAAGACAAAATAGAAGAACGCCTACTACGAGAGCAAGAGCAAGAAAGCGGTCATGACGAGGATTTATGGGGCGCGGGGTATTCAGATCAGGAAGCTTTCTATAATTAAAATAAACATTTACATAAGCAAGGAATTACAACATGGCGCAAGACCCTAGAAAATTACGCAAGCTTTTAGACATCCTAACGCAGTTCGGAGTGACCAAGTATAAGTCAGATGATGTGGAAATTGAAATAGTAAATCCCGTCACTTTAGCGCAACGTCTATACCAAAAC